ACATCTACTGATGTTTCTTTTTTTACTTTGTATAGGCATTCTTTTTCTTCTTCTATTAATTGTTGCTTCAATTCATACGCTGCTTGGGTATCTACACGCACACCTAAAAAACGCATATCGACTAGGCAAGGAAAAAGTTCAGTCTCTAATTTAAATATATCTTCTACATCTTCGTGATACATTTGTTTTTTCATTTCTTGCCAAAGTTTTAGAGTTAAGTCTGCATCTTGTTCTGCATACTCACCAACATACATAGCTGGCAGTTTATACATCTCTGCTTTGTGATCTACACCCCACAGGTCTGCAGTTTCCTTCAATACGGCCTCGTTTTTGCCTATTCCGACGTAATCACGACCCAGACTACCTAAATCGTATCTAAAGCGATTCTCGTCTACGAGAGAGCCAGCAATCATAGTATCTACTATAGTTCCTTTAATTTTAAGGCCTGCAGATCTAATAAAGCATACATCGTACATAGCGTTGTGAAATATCTTAATTGCGTCTGTATTTAGTACACCTTGAAACCATTTTAAGACCATGTTCTTGTCCATGTTGCCACCACCTTCGTGTGCAATAGGATAATAACCTTTCCAATCCTGCACAGCCACAGCTATACCAACTATATTACTACGACCAGTTATAGATCCTGAGCCCATAGTTTTAAGATCTGGGTCTTTTGTTTCTAAGTCTATTGAGATCTCATCATACTTTGATAGATCAGGAAAGTCCTGTGGTGGTAGCCACTCAGTTTGTGGTTTAAATATCGGTTTCACTATAATCCCTCTCCATTATCATTTCTATAAAATGTATTGCTTTCAACAAATCTTGTTTCTTACCTTTATCTCTATGTCTTATAATATATTTTATAGCACAACCTTCGGGATATAGCAATTCATTCTCTACTACAAACTTACTGGGTTGAATTTTATACTTTTGATAGTGACTCCCACCGTGCTGCTTATCCCATACTTTAGATGTCATATGCTTTTCTCCTTTTTGGTTCCATTATAAATAAATTTTTTTCTGTTCTAGTGCATGCAACATAAAACAATCTGTGTGTATCATCTGGATTATCCATGTATTGTTCATACGCTTTTCCAGATAATTCTGGAAATACTACTACGTTTTCTCTTTCATTACCTTTTACTCCATGTATTGTAGAAACACTTATTCTTGGATTTTTATTCAAATCTTCTCCTGCTTTTGTTAACTTTAATATTTTTTTTACATCCAAATCACCTAATTCATCTAAAGCTTCTTGCCATTCTGCTTCTGTTTTTAAACCATACTTATCTTTTAATGTATCTATGTCGTAATATTTATCTTTAGCTATGGCGTTAAATAATTTTTTATCCCAGTTTTTATTCATCTTATTAAATATTTTTTTACAATCGCCATAAGGCAAAGGTATACCGGTTCGTAGTTGATTCCATTTTTGTATTATTTCATAAACATTTTTAACTCTTGGTGTTGCATTTCTTCTTTGCCAATATAATTCTTTCTCATCTAATATATCTCCTATATCTTCAAACATATAATTTGCTGTTGTTAATATTAACCACTTACCTTTTGTAAAATCTATTTCGTGTAAAGTTCCACAATGTCTTACTGATCCATCTTCATCTTTTGGATAATATTCTTTATCAACTCTATTTGTAATTTTTTTTATAATTTTATCTGCAACTTCAAATGGTTTTCTTGGAACCCTGTGTGATTGTTTTAATACTTTTCGTTTGCCTTTTAAATTTATAAAAGTGTCAACATCAGCACCATTCCATTTATAAATACCCTGATCATCGTCTCCTGTAACAACAGAGTACTCAGCTTGTTTTTCTATTTTTTTAAATAAATTCCATTGTATTAAACTTAAATCTTGTGCTTCATCTAAAAATATTATTTTAAATTTAGGTGGGACATATTCTATTTGTTGATTTGTTTCTTTATCAAAATATCCATTTACATATCTTTCTAACATATCATCAAAATCTACCATAGATTTTTCATCTTTATATCTTTTTAAACCATCAAAAATAATTTTTAATTTATTTCTTTTTATTAATGTATCATCAGATACATACTTGTCATAATATTCTATTGGATCAAACATTAACGCTCTTGCTTTATGAATTAATTGTAAATAAGGATTATCTGAATTAAAAACACCTTCGTGATCTTGATCTTGAGTATAACCACCCTCTATTTCTATTTCTAAATCATTACCTAATTGTTTATAATGTTTTGACTGCATAACTCTTGTTCGATCTAATCCTATTTGAGTAAAACAAAATGAGTGTAGTGTTTGAAAAAATGGAAATCTATTAAGAGGTTTATTAAATTTTGTTGCTGCTCTGTCTTTTCCTACTTCTGCTGCATTTTTACTAAAAGTAAAATATCCTATATCTTCTGGTTCTACTTTAAATCTTAAAAATATTTCTATTGTTTTTAAAAGTCTTTCAGTTTTTCCAGTGCCTGGTGGTCCAAATGTTATTCTTCTCATTTAGCATACCACCTTTCCGCATCTTTTATATGTTCCTCTAATGTATCGTGTACAAATCTACTATTACAATTTACACATGCCCATCTTACAAACTTACCTGTTGCATGATTATGATGTAATACAATTTTAGTATTAGTCTTACCACAATGCTCACAGTAATCAGTTTTTGGTGGGGTGCTTGGATGTTTTTCTAAGTTGTTTCTTATATTTCGTAAAGGGTTTTCACAATCATTACATTTATTTTTTAATCTTTTGTAAACTATTTGAGTTTTAGCATCTATTTTAGAACTAGCTATTTGAAAATTTTTTTGATTAAATTTTATTTTACATCCATCGCAAACTTTTCTGTCATCTTTAGAACCTAAAACTTTATGTTTTATTCCTTGATGTATTCTTATGAAATGTTTCATTAATAATTGTCCTTTTTTATTTTTGGCTTATGAGTTTCCACCCATTTATCAAACCTATTTATTACAAAGACAGATAGTTTATGTTTACCCACTCTTTTAGTTGTACAATTAAAATCATCTTTCAACATTTGTGATGTTCTTTGATATGGCACCTTCCAATGTTTTCTAGATAAATAATTGTGAAAAAAGTTATCAAATACAAAGTGATGAGAACCTTCTTTAGTAAAAGTTCCTCCATTTTTTAAATCTTCAAAGTCATCTTTTTGAACCCTGTTAACACAATAGTCTTCTAAATAATTACGTAAAATATCTTTTGTACCTGTGCCTTCTGCTGGTTCTGTTATTTCTGCATTTTCTAATAATATATTTGTAAGTTTCTTCCAATCATTTGTTTTTAATGTTGGTGGGTTAAATCTTAATTGTTTTACACACTCTTCTTGAAACAAACTTTGGTTTGTTAAATGTTTTGCAGAGTCAAGATACAATCTATCACCATCTACGTTCATATAATAGTATGGTTCTTCTAATGCAACAACTTGTAGGTCTGTAAGATTAGGAAATGTTATCTCTTGTCCTATACCAAA